TCTGTCAGTATTTCGGTTAAGGAGAAAACATGAAAATCAAAGACATTGAAAAATGGATTAAAGACCGCAATGAATATTATCCTAGCAGATACATGACAGCTCCATACGACGCCATAGAAAAATATGCCAAGGATAATGGTATAAATAACATTCAAGCCGCTTACGAGATAGGAAGAATTCATGGCATGAATGCTGAAAGAAGGGACATTGAAAAATCTCTGTTAAAATATCGTCAAGCAGAGCGCAAGAAGCGAGTCAAAGCAGCAATTAACGTTCTCAAACAGGATGCACAAGTAGATGTTGAAGGATTGGTTAACCTATGATCGACTACGCAATCTGCATCCTAGCAATCATAATATTCTGGACAGCCTACGCAATCTACCGAAGGAGCAGCAAATGAAATATAACGTCAAAATCATAGTTGAAAATCAAGAAGGTGTACTTGAAGATACAGACTTCTACGCCGATACTGACCATGAAGCAACTGAATATGCCCTTATTCAAGCCCAGTTCAAAGGTTACGAGAAATACGCCATCTACCTTACAAGCGGAGATGATAATTTCAAGATGATGTGTTACGGAACCCGCGGAACCCACATCAAACCCTAAAATTTCCTATTATTTTACCCATATATCGTGTGAAGATTTTGTGAAAAGAAGGGATGCCGGCTCACTCCGCTCCAGCCAGGCGTATAATCAACCATGTAGGGATGTTAACCAAATCGAAAGGACAATCTATGAAAAACATCACCCGCACTGTAACCAACTACCTTATTACCGCCTACGACCTTGTGGACGGCGAGAACGGCCCCGAAGTCAAGATCGTGGCCCAAACAAGCGCTCTTGCCGTCTCCATGACCAAGTCCGAGGCCCGCGCGGCTCTCGCCATGGCTGCGGGTACCAAGCTCGCCAAGGGCCTCACCATCAAGTGGGAGCCGCAGGCTATGTACACCTACGCTATGCCTCTCGATAAGTTTCTGGAGCAGGCCGTTGTCATCAAGGAAGGGGAGTAAATTATGTCCGAAGAGATTATCGCCGTGTCCGAGGCTGACATTTCCACCGGTCTGCGCGAGTACAATGTGCGTGAGCTTGAAGCCCAGAACCTGACGGCCCTTTGCTCCGTCAAGGGCGACACGCCCGAGGAGAAGGCCCTCGTTTTCAATGCTGCTAACAACCCGCAGCACAAGATCAACGACTTTATCAACAAGAAGATCATGGTGAAGGACTTCTACGCAGAGACGTTGGAGCTTGTGAACGAGAACACCGGAGAGGTGGAGAAGGCTCCCCGAATCGTGCTCATCGATGACCAGGGCGAGGCTTACGAGTGCGTCTCCGTCGGCATGTTCTCCTCCCTAAAGAAGCTTATCGCTGTGTTCGGCGCACCCACCTGGGTTGACCCGCTCCCGGTTGTCATCAAGCAGGAGAAGGTTAAGAATGGCACCATGCTCACCATGAGCGTGCAGTACTAGTTTAATCCGCATATCAAGGTAATCGGGCCGCCACCTCGGCGGCCCTATCCATAAGGAGACGAAGTGAAACGCAATATGCTGAACCTTGCATCCAAAGACCTTATGAGTGAGTTCGTCTACATGAGCGTAGGCCGCTGCCTGCGCAAGGAGCTTTGGGGAAACAACTCTGTCCCCCAGTGCGTTAGTGTCTACGTCTACCACGCAGACAAAGATGAATTCGAATATATGTTCACGAAAGATGACCGCATCGACTTTAATTTGGATACGATAGAAGAAGTAAACGAGGCCTTGCGCTCCTACTGCAATTGCAAGGATTCCGAGATTGTGTTCTACATGCACAAAGCAGGCCTTGCTATCGTTTCCAAACATCGCCAACACCCATTCTAAGGAGGTGAACATGCAGACCAAAAATGGAGTAGTATACGATCTTTCCAACACCCCTTTTATCGGAACTTACGGTAAGTATGACTTTGCATTTTCCAGTGCAACGCATCTTGTAAAGTTCAACGACAAGATCAATATCCGTATTCCCTGGTTGAACGATAGCTTCGCGAAGAGGTTCCACGTTGATATAGATGTGTCGATTCTCGCAGCAATTCAGCTCTACATGCAAGTTGAAACCCGAGGTTTCAGAATCTACGACAATGCGAAGGGTAGGTGTTACTTGTGCCCCGAGAATATAATATTGCATGGACTAACAATCAGCGAAAACGACTGAACAGCGCAGTACGCAGGTACAACAACGCTATCCGAAAAGCAGCCAAAGCCAACCCAATTGCTGCCGAGTTTCTGCCAGCCGAGGTGAAGTACCAAGAGGTAAAGGCTAACATCACCACGTCCCGCGCCCTCAACAACACGGTAAACAGGCTGAATCGAATCTTGAAGCCACGCGCCCTGGAGCTTGTCCGTCAGCAAGACGCATCCATTGTAACCAGGTACGAGCGCAACGAGTACTCCATTCTTAGAAGCGTTAGGGAACGAGCCAAGTCCATGCGTGCAAAGCGCCTCGGCATCGAGCAGCCAAAGGGCAGGATGGGAAGCCTTGAGCAGGCAAAGCTCTCTCCCGACAAACGCCCCGTAGGGTCTCTATCATCGAACGCCATCAAGCGCTTCTTAGCGAACATGGAGCGCCAAATGAACATGTCCAGCCGGGACAAGGCACGAAGGTACTACTCCAACTACATGCGTGCAATGCGCAACGTGTTCGGCGGGTTCGAGGACTATGATGCCGCCATCGATCAGGTTGAAGAGATAATATTGCAACTCGCTGACCGCAATTTGGAGCAGCTCTTCAAAGCGATTGACGAAGCACCTGATATCGAATATATCTATGAGCCGCAAGCGCGCGAGGAGAAGCTTAAAAGAATCTACGAATACTGGACTGGCGCCTACGACTGGAACGAGATTACAGAGATTCGCGATCTTGCACCAGGTTTTGCGTCGAGCATTAAGAAGGGGTGGCTGACAGGAAATGATTGAGGATAAGTTACTAGACACCCTATGCTGGGATGATTTTGATTGGGAGGATGGACATGTGCCGAGCTATGCCGCTGACTTCGAGACAACGACTGTGGCCTATGACTGCCGAGTATGGGCGTGGGCCGTTTGCGAAGTCGGGCACCCCGATGATATTCAGCACGGAAACACCATTGAGACTTTCATGGATTGGTGCGAAGTTCACGCAGGTTCACGCATTTACTTCCACAACCTCAAGTTTGATGGCAAGTTTATACTGGCACACATTATGCACAACGGGTGGAAGTGGATACCGGTAAAGGAAGAGTGCGGCCCGAAGAAGTTCACATCCCTCATATCCGATATGGGGCAGTTCTATTCTTTGAAGCTCTGGTTTTCAGAGACCCAATCCGTGGAGTTTCTGGACTCGTTGAAGATAATCCCCCTCCCCATTGCGGCAATCCCTAAGGCCTTCGGCCTCAAAATCGAGAAGCTTGATCTTGACTACGTCGAATACCGAGAGGTAGGGCATGAGCTGACGCCCGATGAGAAAGAGTATATCTCCCATGACGTTCAGATTGCAGCCCAGGCCCTTGATATCATGCACTCACAAGGCATGACCAAGATGACGGCAGGCTCGAACGCATTCAAGGAGTACACCAAATCGGTAGGCGGTCGACGCCGTTTTCGTGATTGGTTCCCCGAACCTGACTACGACACCGATCTGCGTGCGGGAGGCTGCTACAAGGGCGGCTTCACGGCAGTCAACCCTAGGTTCGCAGGCCGAATCGTCGGGCCCGGGTGTTCGTTCGATGTGAACTCGCTGTACCCGTCCGTCATGGCAGGAGTGCATGGCGAGGTTCTGCCCTATGGCACGCCTAAGGTCTATGATGGAGAATACGTCTACGACCCAGATTATCCTCTGTATATCCAGTACGTGGAGGCCGATTTTAAGATTCGCCCAGGGTTCATTCCATGCCTCCAGCTCAAAGGAAACCGCATGTTCGGCACGGCCGAGTACATCACCGATTCCCACGGCCCGCAGGTGATGTGCCTGACCCAAGTAGATTTGGAGCTTTTGAAGAAGCACTATATAATAGATGACATTCGCTATATCAGAGGTTACAAGTTCAAGGGGTCGAAGTATCTGTTCCGAGACTATGTAGACACCTGGACGGAAGTAAAGACGAAAGCTTCCATCGAAGGCAACGAGGGCATGCGAACCATCGCAAAGCTTATGCTTAACTCCCTCTACGGCAAGATGGCGACAAACCCAGTAAAGCAGTCACGTGCACCTTATTTAGAAGACGGTGTGGTCAAGTTCAAGCTGCTCCCCGAGGAATACAAGGAAGGCGTGTACCTTCCCGTTGGTGCGTTCATAACTAGCTATGCGCGTTCTTTCACCATAAGCGCGGCGCAGGCTAACTATGACCGCTGGCTCTATTCCGATACCGACTCGTGCTACTTTATAGGCACCGAGTCGCCGAGGGGTTTCCGTGTGCATGAGACAGACCTTGGAGCCTGGAAGCGCGAGCACGAGTTCGACCGCTTCAAGGCCCTTCGCGCTAAAACATATTGCTTCGAGGAAGCAGGCGAGCTGGTCATACACTGCGCAGGTATGCCGACTAGGTGCCATGCGCACGTCACTATGGAGAACTTCGAGTATGGTTCGTCGTTCGAGGGAAAGTTAAAGCCAAAAGACGTGAAAGGTGGTACAATACTGGAAGATACAATGTTCACAATACACCGATGAGGAGGTATCTATGGCAAGTCGATTCATGCCAACGCTTCGCGATTTGGCAATGGAGCCGGACGAAGATCGCCGGCTGGAGATGGCGGCGGAGATTGACCGCGATGCGGCCGATTTGGATGAGAAGTGGGGCAACCGTGACGGGTACGCCGAAGTAGAGGCCGAGCGCGATCGTATCGCTGCCGAGCGCGATGAGGCAATCGTAGACCGTGACGATTGGAAGCGTCGTTACGCCGACCGCTTCTTTGGAGGCCGCGAGACAAGCCCCGAGGAAGTCAAGGAGAGCCAGGCACGCGATATTAAACGAGACGGAACGCCGCAGTCGTTCCGCGAGCTGTTCGAGGCGCGAGACGCCTACGAGGACTAAGGAGTAAAAACTATGCCTACCAAGCCTACTAAAGCAGAGATTGCAGCGAGCCGAGCAAGTATTGATCCGGTCGGCGTCATGAGCGCCACCCTTGCGGAGAACCCGGAGCTGGCAGAGCCCCTGATTGCCCGAAGCGCCGCCAACGGAAACAACGCCGTCACGCGAGATGCGCAGGGCAACATCGTCGTGAACTCCTCCACGGACTCGATCCACGTCATCGGCGACTACATCACCAACTACGAGCCGGCGGCCAACGCTTTCCTGCATGCCCTGGTCAACCGTATCGGCATGACCATCATTACCAGCAAGCTCTACGACAACCCGTGGGAGTTCATGAAGCAGGGCTGGTTGGAGTTCGGCGAGACGATCGAAGAGATTTACGTTAACATCGCCCGCCCCTTCGGTTACTCGCCGTCCAAGGCCGAGACTGACGTTTTCAAGCGAGAGATTCCGGATGTGCGTGCGGCATTCCACCGCATGAACTATCAGAAGTTCTATAAGGTCACGATCAGCAATGATCAGCTTCGCCAGGCTTTCCTTTCCTGGACGGGCATCTCCGATCTTATCGCCCGAATCGTGGACTCGCTCTACACGGCGGCGAACACCGATGAGTACTACATGATGAAGTATATGGTGGCCAACGCGATTGTGCGCGGCTACATCCAGCCTGCTGCAATCCCTGCCGCCACCAAGGAGAACTCCGTTGATGTTGCAACCGAGTTCCAGGCCATGTCCGAGCTGCTTCGTTTCCAGTCCACCAAGTACACCATGAGCGGCGTGACCACCCACACGGACTTCGAAGACCAGTACCTTATCATGGACGCCCGTTTCCGTGCCACGATGAACATGAACGTTCTGGCCACGGCGTTCAACATCGAGTACCGCGAACTCATGGGCCGAATCGTCACGGTCGATGACCTGGCGAGCCATGATTGGGAGCGGCTGACGATGCTTTTCACTGACCCCGACACGGGCGAGGTCGACCCGAACTTCCACCAGTTCACCGAGGCCGAGGTTGCAACCTTGAACTCGTGCCCGGCGGTTCTCGTGTCCCGCACCTTCCTCCAGATTTGGGACAACTTCTGCAACATGACCGAGCAGTACAACGGCCAGGGCCTCTATTGGAACTATTGGCTGCATTTGTGGAAGACGTTCTCCATCTCGCCCTTCTCCCAGGCCGTGGCCTACACGAGCCAGGCTTGGAGCGTGACCGGCGTTACCGTCTCGCCTACGACCGCGTCCGTCGACAAGGGCCAGGACGTTATGCTGACGGCGACCGTGGCCGGCACCGGTATCATCAACCAGAACGTCACCTGGTCGATCGTGGGCGCTGTGTCGGCAGGAACCTACGTCCAGGGTGGCAAGGTTCACGTTGCGGCCGATGAGACGGCGGCGGCGCTCACGGTTACGGCTACAAGCGTGGGCGACCCCTCCAAGGCAGGAAACGCTACGATCACGGTCAATGGAAACACGGCGGCATAAAGCTGGCCCAAGGGTGGGAGGGCGAAAAGCCCTCCCTTTTCTTTAGGAGGTGAGTATGGCTTTTCAACCAAGTTCCAAGGTTTACTTCGGCACGGTTCCCTGGAACCCGTCGTATCGGCATGTCCGTTACTACCCGAACCGTGACGCGCAGTTCAGTGCTATAAAGGCAATGTGCCAGTCGGGCACCGAGGACTACACGTACCAGCGCATGGACAATGCGGTTACGGTTCCTTACAACGCAGAGTCTTTATACGGGACGAACTACTGCATGTTTCAAAACGCGAACTACGGCTCGCGCTGGTTCTACTCGTTCATCCCGCGTATCGAGTACGTAAGCCCGAACTCCACGCGCCTTTATTTGCAAACCGATATCATGCAGACGTGGTTTCCCGATTGCACGGTCAAGTCGTGCATGGTGGAGCGTGAGCATGTTAACGATGACACGATAGGCGCCCATATCAAGGACGAGGGAATCAACCCCGGTGAGCTGAAATGCACATACACCGCCCTTGACAATAACGACATGGATTGCTATATGGTAGTGTCCAGCGCCGTAGAACCGCTGAAAGACGGAACCTACGTGAACAATGGCGGTGACCGCTATATGGGTGTCGTGTCCGGTACTAGCCTTTCGGTGTTCCTCACAGTCGATCAGCTCAAAGGCTTCATGACAGCTCTATCCAACAACGGCCAGCAAGACGCCATCAGCGCCGTGTACATGGTTCCTCGCAGCGCGATCCCGAATATTGTCGCCAAAAACAACGGGTGGGGTTACTGGGTAGACGCCAACTCGGCCACTCCGTCCACCACGCTGAACTACAACCTTGGGTTCACGAACCTTGACGGTTATACTCCTAAAAACAATAAGTTGTTCTGCTATCCCTTCGAGTACGCCGAGGTTACCAACTTCACGGGACAGACCCAGCAGTTGCGGCTGGAGTTCTGCGGGACTCCCGGCACCGTGTCTTTGCAAAAGACTGGTGGGTGCGATTCCAACTCGCGCCTGTACTACATCCCGGTGAACTACAACGGTGTTAACCGGTTCGTTGAAGGTTGCATCCAGCTTGACCAGTACCCCACGTGCAACTGGGTCTATCAGGCGTTCGCCAATGCGGTTGGTCAGTCGCAGGTGGATATCATGGGGTGGAAGACGAACTCGCTGACCGAGCTGCCGCTTCTCAATGCGGGAATCGATGCAGGACAGGCGGTCGGAAACGCAGCCCTGCGCTTGGATGTTCCCGGCATGGCCAACGCGGCAATCGACGGGGGCCAGGACTTGGTCAACACCTATGCGGCAATATCGAAGGCGAGCCGCCAGCCGAACACAACCCGTGGCGGCACGAACTCCACGGCCGGCCTTGTCAACATCGGCTCCTACACCATGGGCATCCGCAAGTACACGTGCCGCGCCGAGATTGCGCGTCAGATCGATGACTTCTTCTCGGTGTACGGGTACCTCGTGTCCATAAACAAGGTGCCGAACATCACGGGCCGGGCCTCTTGGAACTACGTCAAGACCAACGGTTCTGCGGTCACGGGCCGTGCGCCGTCTGATGTGCTCTCCATGATCAACGCGCTTTTTGACAGAGGTCTTACATTCTGGCATACTGATGATATCGGAAACTACGCACTGCCAAACGACATAGTTTAGGAGGCATGAATGGATTCGCTTTACAATTGGACTCGCCTCCCGAACGGAGGGATTCCCAAAGGCCTGAAAGGCAACAAGGTACAGCAGGAGAACGACTACCTGAATCAGGATACCTACCTGGCTTACATGTGGCGACTGTATGACCTCGCTATCAGCGTGTTCGAATGGAAGAACCTCCCCGAGGGGATCAACGAACGCCAGATGGAATGGTGGCTTCTGCGCAATGGGGCCTTCGTGTTTCTCTACGATGAGGCAATCAAGGATGACCCTTATCAGCGAAGCCCGGATGGGTACGCCGTTATGCAGGTGCTTCTACAGGGTGGCTTCGATATCTACAACATTCCCAAGGAGCGTACTGCGTACTCGGTCGACCCGCAGCACAACAACATCCCCTGCGATATCACCAACTCGGTGATCTGCTTCAACAACAATACGCGCACCCCGACCTTCCTCACCCTTGACCTGTACGCCAAGATGCTCTGGCAGGCAGAACGTACCGTGTACACGAACATAGCGCAGCAGAAAACACCTCGCATCGTCAAGTGCACGGAGAAGCAGCGCCTAAGCCTGCAAAACCTCTTCGCCCAGGTAGACGGCTTTATGCCGGTATGCTGGGCTGATAAGGACTTGGACTTGACCGGCGTCGAAGTGCTCGATACGGTGTCCCCCTATGTGGCCGACCAGGTGCAGTTAGTCAAGCATCAAATCTGGAACGAGGCCTTGACCTTCCTCGGTATCGAGAACACCAACTCCGACAAGAAAGAGCGCATGGTGTCAGATGAGGTTCTGAACAACATGGGCGACGTGGAGGCCCAGCGGTTCACGCGACTCAATGCCCGCAAGCAGTTCTGCAAGGAGGTCAACGAGCTGTTCGGGCTTAACATCGATGTTGAATTCAGAACGGGAATGTACATCAAGGGCGACGGGGATATGCTCGAAGAGACGGATGGCATGGAGGCCTCGGACGATGAAACCGAGTCGGGCCAGTCACTTTGGAAGCGGATGAAGCGTGCTTTGAAGGGAGGGAAATAAATGAGCAAGTACACGACAGAGCTTAGGTTCATCGTAGAGCAGGGGTTGCAGTCACGGCTTGTGGAAAACAACGAGGCCAACTGGCCTTTGATCTACTCTGATATCGGCTTGAATGATTATCCGATTTTCCAAGAGGCATACCGCGAAACTCTTAATAACAAGATCATACGTCACTACTACACGCGCGAGATTGGCGCGGAAACCGTGGGCCGCTGGAAGATGTTCGTGCGTGATGCGATGTTTTTGATAATGCCCTACTACAACCAGCTCTATGAGTCGGAAGTTCTGGCCAAGAACATGGAGCCTTTGGGTGACCGGAACATTCAACGCGTGGAGAAGGCATCGGGAACGTCATCGACCGACTCCACGTCGACGTCCGACACGACAGACGTGTTCCAGGACACGCCTCAAAATGAGATGATCCCGGCTCAAATCAAGAATCTCCAGTATGCCACGAACGTCACCATCGACTCGGGGACTGGTACTGGACACGCGAGCGGCACCTACGAGAACACCGTGAACCACAACGAGTCGGGGTACGTGCGTCCCCAGGCCGAGCTTCTGCGCATTTACCGAGACACGTTCCTGAATATTGACAACGATGTAGTGCATGATCTAGAATTAGCCCAATGTTTCATGACGATATGGTAAGGAGGGCAATATGTTGTGCGGGTTCCCGTCTAATCGAGTTCTTCCATCTGCATATGCAGATGAAATTTCGTTTTACGAACAACTAAATAATTTATGCAAAAAAATAAATGAGGTGATTGAAGAATTTAATAGTCTAACTGATACTTATGTCACCATAGATTTTTTTACAACATCTCAAAATAACCAAGATAAAGATTGGGGGGATAAATTAGCAAATAATATTTCTATCGTTTTAAATGAATTAAATTCAGAAGTTTATAGGTTGGAAGAGTTAATTAAAAAGGCGACAGTTGGAAAGGTTATAGTATTTGATCCTACTTACGGAATAAAAAATAGGCCAATTGAACAAGTAATACGAAACATATATGGTTGGTTGCGATATTATGCTGACTATGCTGGAACCATTGACAACCTGCAACTATCAGTTACCGTCAGAGACGGATATAATCTTACAGCGAAAGTATTTGATTTGTATAATATGCTATATTATAGCAAAGAAACTTTGCCAAACCCCGACCCGTGTGTTAATAATTACGTAATGAAAAATGATATATTGGCATGGTATTTTGAACACGGAGGTGAAAGGAATGAGTAGCAAAAAACATACTGCAAACTTTAATTTTCCACAATGGGTAGGGAGCGATTATCCATCGTTTATTAACGACCTGAACCCAGCTTTTCTTACGATTGATACAACGTTAAAGAGCAATAAAACTGGTGTTGACACTGCACAGAATGCGGCTGAAAGTGCACAACAGGCGGCTGAAAGTGCACAACAGGCGGCGGAAGCCGCACAGAAGGCGGCTAAATCAAGTGTTGATCTTTTGGTTGCAATGGGTATTACCAACACTGAAACAGCAGTTGCATTTGCCAGTAAAGTTAATAATGCAATACCTAAAAATAATGTTCTGGCCGAATATTTTGATCATAAGGAGAATTAAATGAGCTATTCCGAGGAAACCCCTAATTACAACCTTCCCCTTTATCTAGCTGATGATCGCCCATCGTATTTGGGCGACTGGAATGAAACTATGAATAAAATAGACTCCACAATGAAAAGTAACGAAAGCTCTAGCAACAATAACGAAGTAGCAATTGCTAACCTTAAGGAGTATGTTGATAGCAATACAACAACCCTTAACGGTAGAATGGACGGAATTGAAGCCGACGTTACTAATAAACTTAATAATGTCTATACTAAAACTCAATCTGACGAACGTTTTGTTAAAGTAAAGAGTGTGAAAAATGTAGTAATCATTGGCGATAGTTATTGCACTGATGATAACGGCAGAACGTCTATCCCAACACAAATGAAAACGTTTGCGTCAGATTGGAACATTCTAAATTACTCTGTAAGCGGTACAGGGTTTGTTTCAACGAATGGAACCACCAATTTTAACGTGCAAATTAATAACGCAAAAGCCGGTGTAGGTAATACCGCCGATATTGATTATGTGTTGATTATAGGCGGGCGAAATGATATTCAATCAGCGTCAACAATTAAAGTTGCCGCAATTACGACTATTAAAAATGCTGTAGATTCCTTTGTAAATGCTAAAGTGTGTGTATTTCCCTGTCTATGGGACTGGACCCACCCTATATATTCGCTGATGGAAGCTAATGTGGCTATCTCTGACGCAGCTAAAGAGAACAAGTGTTTCTGTGCTAAGGGTTGTTACACCTGGGGAATTGGAGATGAATCTGTCTATTATATTGGTGGATCGGATATTCACCCTAATCCAGCTGGATCTTTGTTTATGGCGCATATAATTTATAACGCTGTAAAATATGATAATGCTGATACTTTTAGGGATCGAAATGAAGCGCATGGAAATTTGCAATATTCCATGATAAACGGTGCAATTTACTTGCAAGGAGCGCATGGTTTTAATGTAAGCGACGATAACCTAATAGATATGGTGCCTTCGTGGGTAATTCCCGTCGGACGAAACGTATACTTTGGTGTTGTCTATTCCTTGGACGATGGAGCAGCAAATGGTGTTCAAATTGCGCAAAACGGAAGAATGAAAAAGTATCAGGGAGATTCGGCATCCGGCTCTCTTGGGTTGTGCTTCAATCACTGTTTGCCGATAACTATTTAATATGGCCGACGAACCAACAGGCGGAGGCAACCCTAACTTCTGGACAACGTTCAAAGGCCGGTACACGCTCGTACCGGCCTCCTCGGCCACCTTCGACAAAGACGTTGTCATGTTAAGCTGCACGAACGATGTGCAGATCATCGGCGATTGCGACCTGGCGGCTTACGTCGCCGGGTCGGCAGTTGCCACCCTGCCAGAAGAGTGCAGGCCGAGAAAGGTTGTGAAAGTTCCGGTGGTGGCTAATGATGGGACGGAAGATAGAATCGCCGTCCTTACCGTGAACCTGGACGGAACGATAACGCTTCCCTTCGACTACACGGAAGGGCACGTTTACTTCTCGGGAATGAACTTCAATATAAGCGATAACTGGTATTAAGGGGGGGATAGAAATGAATGTTAACGATATTGTCACTCTTATTGGTAGTCTGGGCTTCCCTATCGTTGCATGCGTGGGCATGTTTTACTTGTACAACCGTACTCTTAAGGACTTTACTAGCACTCTTAATGACATTGTCACACAGATTAAAGAGCTTCGAGAGGATATCAAAGAGCTTGTAAGCGGTGGTAAGAATGCTTAGGGGTATCGATATCTCCAGCCACCAGGGGGATATAGACCTTAGTCCCCTAGCAATCGACTTCGTAATCATCAAGGCAACCGAAGGAACCGGGTATGTAAATCCATACTGTGATCCTAAGGTTCAGCAGGCAAAGAACTTGGGGCTTTGCTGGGGGTTCTATCACTTTGCCGGTGTTAACGGGGCAGTAGAGGAAGCTACGTATTTCATCAACAATTGTAGCGGTTTCTTTTCAGAGGGTATTCCTGTGCTTGACTGGGAAGGCGAACAGTCGGTTGAATGGGTGAACACGTTCGTCCGCACGGTACATGATCAGACGGGCATCTGGCCCTGGATTTACGCGAATCCTTGGCGGTTCAACCAGGGCGGGGTGGAGGCTAATTGCGCTCGGTGGGTGGCACAGTACCCGAACGTTATTCGCCCTTCTCTTGATTATGACCCTGGGGAGCCTCCGGCAACGGATGGGTTGGTGGCTTGCTGGCAGTACGCGAGCGATGGCAATGTGTCAGGGTACAACGGCAACTTGGACGTAAACCACTTCTTCGGAAATAGGGACGCGTGGAAAAAGTACGCCGGAGATGTTTACATAGGCGAACAATTGTCGATTCTGGAAAACAACGAATACAAGGTGACAATTGAGCGTAAGTGAGGTATACTGTACTTGCGCCGCAAGGTAAGTTGGTTTCTCGCTTGGTGGGGCATCCCGTGAAAAGGACACCCGGCGATACGGAGAAGCGCCCGCTCCGTTCCTCCCCTTTCGGTTAGCACCCTTATGCGAGGGCCGCCGTCTTGCATGGCATGATCGGCGGCCTGTCGCATACTAGCATAAGGAGGAATCATTTCTAAGTACTGGGACATACCACTTACGGCCTCGCACAACTGCCTGTTCAATTTCATCCTTGGCATCCGTGGTGCGGGCAAAACCTACGGTCTGCTCAAATACCTGATCGAGCGCCATATCAAGTATGGGCACAACTTCCTGTATGTTCGTCGCAGCGAAGAGGAGCTCAAAACGCTCACGACTTCTAAGCAGGGTCGCCTCTTCAATCATGTGCAAGTAGAGTTCGAGGGTCACTCTCTTTGGACGGAAGCTAACGTGCTCCATATGGACAAGGAGATTATCGGGTATGCACAGGCCTTGTCGACTGCGCGTAAGATGAAGTCGGACGCCATGGACAATGTGCGCGATATCGTGTTCGATGAGTTCATCATAGACACTACCATTTCACAGCAGCGCTATATTGCCGATGAGGTTACAGCCTTCTTCGAGCTTTACGAATCGGTGGCACGCCCTGGAGCTCGCGACTATGATGTTCGGTGTTGGTTTTTAGGAAATGCCATATCATCGACCAACCCCTACTTCGACTATCTTAATCTGAACATGCCGTTCAATAGCGATATCTCGAAGAAGGGGGAGTTCCTCGTGCAGCTTGTGGCTCCTCCCGATCTTATTGCGGCTAAGAAGAAAACTCGGTTCTACAAGGCTCTCGGAGACTGCGCCTACACTGCATACGCTACGGAGAACCAATTCTTGCGCGATCGTGATACGTTCATTGCAAAGAAGAGCAAAGATGCTGAATATCAGTTCACATTCATCTACTACGATGATTTGATCGGTGTATGGCGGGACTACAGAAATGGGTGCTACGTTCTTAGTGAGAGTGTTGACAAGCAGTGCCGAACGGTGTATGCTGCTACTACAGAAACACATGAACCGAACTCGCTATTGTTGAAGGGTTTCAAGAGTTCGAGGAACTTGAAGGACTTAAAGAAGGCTTATGACATGGGTGCGGTTTACTATGAGAACCAGTCGTTGGCTACGAAGTTTCGGGATATTGTTAGGATGGGGCTATGAGAAAAGCAAGCATAATAAATAATATTCTAAATGACGAACTGGAAGATATCGATGGTTACAACGAATATGGATTCATCCGAGCTACACTCCTTGACCTCTTCTTGAGTGTTGAACTTCCTGATATGCTACTTGGTTAATAAAAGCTATAAGGAGTTAAATAATGGCTGAACTCGTTATCATCAACGCCAGGCGCAAGAACCAGGCGGAGAATGCCTATATCGGCACAATCGGACAGGACGGGTATATCTACTTCAATGATGACATGTTCTACCGGTTCAAGACGGAGGGCACATGGGAACAAAACGTTTATGTGCTGAATCGTTGGCGGCATTCTTGGACTAAGTGTCAGATATTCGAGAAGATAAGTGCTGTTAACTTGAACAACGGGTCGGGGTCTACGGCTCCTGGAGGGTCAGGTGTTGAAGGGGCTGTGCAGTGGGCTATTAGCATTGCTGATAACCCGTCACACGGGTATGACCAGATTACACGAGACGGAGGCGTGGACTTCGATTGCTCTTCGTTTGTGAGCTGGGCGTTTCGCGAGAATGGATGGGAGGTTCCTTGGCCTTCTCCTTCCACCTATTCGATGCGCTCTATTTTCCAGGGGCTTGGCTTTCAGTGGATACCGGGTAATCCATCAGCAGATCAGCTTGTGCGCGGGGATATCGTCTTGTTCGAAGGGTCGCAGTTGCAAGGTACTGGACACGTGGAACTCTACATCGGTCAGCAGCAGCTTGTGGGTGCGCATATCAACGAGTTCGGCGGAATATATTACGGGCAGCCTGGGGATCAGACGGGTAATGAGATATCGGTGGGGCCTTACTATAGAGGTTCGTGGAATGGGGCACTGCGATGGAATGGGTAACGCATATCGTGGTATTCGTGTTAGGTGCTTGGTTTGGAATTGGTGTAATGGCTATTATGAGGGTTGGAAGTGACGAATGATGGATGGGTTCTTGAGTGGTGTATGGTTCGGCATTTTAATTTGCTTGAGTATTGAGTGTATGTTGGTGGGACTGTGGTATCTGGTTACGGAGAGGAGAAGGTAATGGATAAGAATGATGTTGAAGATTTGATCGTTGATGCTGTTTGGTATCGATTTGTTATCCAGTGCGTGATTGGTGCAACTGTTATCGGAGTGGTAGCAATTGGATTATTCTTGATTTGGATAACTGGGAATTGGCCGTGGTAAATGATACTCGGCTATAGGTGATTAAAATAGTAGCAATATATGTATTCTGAAAGGAGAATAATGAAATTGCATGATGAACAGGTTATTGCGGTGTTGCTGTGCGTGATGATCATTACATGTTTTGTAGTGGTGCGGTATTTTGAGGTGTAGAGAAGGGCGTTCTATGGCGTCGTATGGAGCTGTCATGTATCTGCTAGGATAATATTCATTGCGGTCTTTAATCCATTTTTCAATGTCTTTGATTTTCATGTTTTCTCCTTAACCGAAATACTGACAGA